GCCGAAACTACCGGACTTCCAGTACACGCCGCCGGAGAAATGTCCCCCGCCGGAATCATCGTAAGCCAGTTTCAGCGAGCCGGTCGCGGGGGTGAGCAGGCTGGTCAGGATGACCGCCTGCCCCGACGAATCGGCGATCTCATCCCAAAACCCCGAGATGCTTCCGTCCCAAGAGTTCAAACCGGCGTCGAAGGACCGCCAAATCGGCCCGCCGTTCGTAGTGAACGAAGTTACGTCTGCCTGATCGGAGTTGATATTCAGGGACCAGGAGGTAATCCGATAGATCCCCTTTCTCGCCGCGGCCGCCCCGTAGGACAGCCATCCGCTTTTACCATGCTTTGCCGCCATGCAACCCCCCTAGGTTGTTTCCAGCAGAACCACTGTCGGTTCTGACATCCACCCGTCCCACCGAAGCAGTCTTAAATGATGGCATCGGGGGCATTTGATTTCGATCATCCCGTCCCCCATCCGAAGCAGCAGTTGCCCGCAGACGCCGGAGCCGCCGGGCCTTCTGAACGGGCCCAAACATCTGAGGTCACGCCACACGGCCAGTCCTCAAATTGTGCGCGATCACCATCGCCACCCACTGGGTTGCGATCCCGACCGCCTCCTCATGCGTGAACCCGACCTTCTCCAACTGATCCCTCGCCGCCGCTACGGTCTCTGCCCATACGCGCATGGCGGCGCCGACCTGATCCTGACGGGCCACCGCCTGCACCTCCACTGGGTCAAACGGATCGCTCACGATGATCTCTCTTTGGTCACGTCGAAGTTGACGGACAGCAGGAAACGCCGATTCTGATCCTGCCCCAAACTGAACGGTGAACCGGCCGCGTCGATCGACAAATAGCGGGTGCCACTAGACGTGTGCGGCAGGGTCTTGTTTCGTACCGAGTCCAGGATCCGGTAGCAGCAGTACGCGTGCCCCCGCGCCGTCGCATACGACGTTGACCTTGCGATGACCTGTAGTCCGGGCCGCTCAAACACCGGCGCCGAAGAGCCGGTGGTGAACGCCCACTGCGGGGACCAGCCCGGCGTTTCGTACAGTCCGACGACCGTGTCGGGCACCTTCGCATGGTCCAATAGCATGGCCTTCACCAGGTTCCCCGCCCCCCCCGTCCCCGAAAGCAAAGTGAGTGCGGAGGTACTGTCGTCGAGGTAGTGGGCGATGTCATCGAGCAGCGCCACGTTCCAGCGCCTCTCTAATCGGTTTGGCGAGGAAGTGTTCTATGCCGGTGGGGGTGCCCATCAGCTTCAGCGGTGCCTCAAGGTATTTCGCCTGCCCGTGCGGATGCCGATTCCAGGTGATCTCATGCACATACACCGCGTAGGGTGCGGCCGCCCCGCCATAAGACAGTTTGACGCTCACATCGTCACCACGGGTTTCCGGCCTGCCGGTTTGCCCGGAGTTCTGTAACGCGTGCGTGTCGACCGGCACGTAATGGTCTTTCGACATTTTCATGATCCGGTCACCGAAGTCGTACAGGCCCGACGCGGCCGCCTGCCTTACCTGGCGGGGCTTCGCCTGTAGCCGGGCGACCATCTCTTTCACGCCCTTCAATTCAACGTCAGCCATCAGAACGCCAGTTTCTGGTGATGATGGCCGCCCTCATCCCGGTAATCCTCAACGGCCAACAACTGCGGTGACGTGCCGTCCGGCAACGTCACCTTGTCCCACGGGCCGAACGTCGTCGTCGACTTCACCCACACGACCGTCCTAGCTACCTGCTCGGTTCCTTCGAACGTGGTGACAAGGCCCTGCTTCTCCACTACACGGCACCGGTACGACTTGACCGCGGTCGAATAGGAGGCGGTCCCGTACCCGTCCGTGCTGACACCCTTGAGTGCGTATACGGAGAGCGTGTCGGGCATCAGATCGAGGAGGGCGTCGTCGAAGGCCATCAGAACGTGCTTCCCGTATAATCATGCTGGCCGATACTGAACGATGGGACGCTTCGGGCGGTGTCGGCTTTCTCCGTGTCCTTACCCGACTGGAAGATACCCCCCGCATACGGGACCGCGCCCCTTGACCCACGGGCGCGCCAGCGTGCCGCGAGGTTCTGCCAGTGGACCGCAGAACCGCCGTAGTCGATGCGCAGATCCCCGACCGACTTGGACGCCCCATTGGCGGTGATCCTGCCCGCCAAAGTGTCGGCGGCTTCGGCGGCCGCGTACCAGACGGATGCTGAGTTGTCGGAGAACCACTGCAAATCCTCATCCGAAAACTTGGCTGTCCCGCTCGAAGTGTCGTGTAGGAGCATTCGGAGCAGGTCGATGGTGGAACCGTCCGGGTTATTCGAGTAACTGAACATGGTTAGGTGCTCACTCTTTGGGGTCGGACGGAGAACCATCCCTCAACCGACGCGACAATCGTTCCGGTGCCGGTCCAGCGGACCTCGTAGCGGCCGTGGCCGGTCGAAGTGATATCCAGGTAGTAGATGCCGGTCCCGGTCCGGGTAATCGACCCGGTCGACACGGCGTAGGTGTGGGTTGTGACCCCGCCGGACGGGACTTCCACATGGCATTTGACGGCGGTGGGATCCGCCACCGCCGAAGAAGCGTTCTTGAAGGTGACGGTTTCCCTCACCTTGTCCCCGATGTCATAGGTCGTAGCCATATAACCTCAGTGGGCGGGGGTCAGGACGAGTAGAGCCTGCCCGGCCTCTGTTTCGGTATTTTGGGCGGATGCGGTAAGCGTCTCACTTAGGGTGGCCTGGGCGGCCAAACTGTCTGCCAGGGTGGCGCTGTCGGAGGTTTCGGCGAGGGTCGCGGTGTTGGCTAGTGCGGTGGTGAGGGTGGCGGTGCCGGGGCCTTCGGTGACGATGTTCAGGTAGCCGATGGTGGCTGTCACGGTGGAGATGGCAGCGCGTAGCCAGTGGGTGATGTCCAGGGTTGAGGCTGTAGTTGAGGCCGATGTTGCGGCGCCGGTGATGACTGTGACGCCGCCCGTATCCAGGCCGGCGGTTACGGTCGTTGCCGAGGTTGCCGCCCCGGTCAGCTTGTGGGTGAGTTTGAGGGCGGCCTGAACTGTGGAAGTGCTGGTTGCGGCCCCGGCGAGAGCGTGCCCCACATTGAGGGCGGCGGCTACTGTCGAAGCGGATAGGGCTGTGCCGGTCAGGTTGTGTATCTGTGAGACGGTCAGGCTGGCCGCGGTAACGGTTGTCGATGTTGCTGCACCAACAAGCTCGTGGATAACCTTCAGCCCGGCCGTCGTGCTGGTGGCGGATGCGGCTATCCCACTTAGTTTGTGGGCAACGTCGAGGCTTCCCGCCGTCACTGTTGCCGATACCGCTGCCCCGGTCAGACGGTGAATCTGTTCGGCGGTCAGGTCCGCGGCCGTGCTCGTCGCCGATATAGCGGCCCCGGCTAGTTCATGGACGACTTTCAGGCCCCCGGCGGTCGTCGTCGTACTGGCGGCTGCCCCTGTCAGGCGCTTGTAATCGTCCAGGACGGCCGCAGTAGCACTTGTTGAAGTAGCAGCACCGGTCAGCCGGTGGGTGAGCTTGAGGACCGCTACCGTGGTTGTCGCCGAGATCGCCGCCCCGGCCAGGCGTTGGATGGGGGCCACGTCCAGAGCGGCGGCTGTTTCTGTCGTGGATGCGGCCGCACCCGCGAGCCGGTGGGTTAGTTTAAGGGCGGCGGTGGTGCTGGTCGCGTCAACCGCTGCACCCGTAATCCGATGGCCCACATCTAGTGTGGCGGCGGTGACAGTGGCCGATATTGCCGCCCCGGCAAGGGCGTGGGTTTGTTCGGCGGTCAGGGCGGCCGTAGTGCTTGTGGCCGATACCGCGGCCCCGGTAATGGTGCGGGACAGTTTCAATGCCGCCGCCCCGGTAGATGCTGAAGTGGCCGCGCCGGTCAGATCATGCCGAATCTTCAGCCCGGCGGCGGTACTAGTGGCCGAAGTCGCGGCCCCAGCACAAGTGATTGTCTCCCCAGCGGAGGCGGGCTTGATAGCGAAAGTGATCGCACCCCAGTCGGGGGTGCCGTCAAAGCCGGACCAGGCGCCCGGCGTCTCCGTCCCCGCCGTGGCAACGAGTTTGTGAGCCCAGCACCAGGGCGGCTCCCAGTTCCACATAGCGATAGCCCACGGCAACGCCTCAGCCTCGGTCGGATCGCTCGGGGTGGTGTCCCGTTCCGCCGTGTACCCGGTGGG